TCCTGGAGGCTCTCTACGATCGCGTCGAGCAGGTCAGATGGACTCGTCATGCGCCCACCTGATTAAGACTCAGCCAGGCGCCGCCGCCGCCGCCCCTTGTCTCGGAGTGCACCGCCATAACCTGGTTGTTCACTCCATCCATCGCCACCAGATCACCGGCGGCTGGGGCTTGCAGGAAGTCCGACAGCCTTACCCACAGGTGAATGAATGCTGGGTCCAGCGGCTCGATATCTTGCGGACGCCCGGCGATCACCACCACCGTGAACGGCGCGGCCGGGGGCTGCTCGTAGATGACGGCGGTGCCGTACACAGCGAGAGCCGCCGGCTGGGCGGCTGCGGCAAGGCGATTAAAAAGGCTCATGCGACAAAGGGGCGGCTGGGCGCCCGCCCCTAACCGAGTTAGGCGATGAACGCGCCGTTCAGCCGGACGCGCACGGTGGCGTCGCCGGTGGCTGCAGCCAGGAGCGCCGTTCCGATCAGCTTGTTGGTGCCCACGGTCGTCGTGGCCTTCTTGACCGCGTCATCCCAGTAGATCAGCGCACCCGCCGCTGGCGCGCTGGCGTCTTTCGCGAGGTTGAACACGCCCTCGACGCACGCTTCGACGGGGGCGCCGCTCAGCGCATCGAAGGCTGCCACGCCGAAGATGGAGCCGACCAAAAGGCCGGCGCCGGAAAGGACATCGTAAGGGGCGGTGAGTGTGATGGTCTCGCCGTCTTGAACGAAATTCGTCATCTGAAATCTCCTTAACCTCTGAATGATGGGCGGCCCCTGGGCGCCGCCCAGCGGTTTCGTTCCTGGCCTACGCGGCGGTGTTCTTGCACATGCCGCGGTAGTCGATGGCCGCGGCGGCGAAGTCGAGCCGCGCCTTGATCTCCACGCCGTCCACCTCGAAGCCCTGGCGGGTTTCGATGTACACGCCCTGCTGCCCTTCCAAATAGCAGTATTCGATCGTGTCGATGGTCGCCGGATCGGCCGACATGAACCAGTTGGTCGCGCCCACGGTCAGCACCGCATCGAGGCGCGGCTCCACGACCGGAACAAGGGACTGCACCCACTGCGGAACGACGCCCGTGGCCGCCGTGGCGGCGAGGCCGACCGGGTACACCAGTTGCAGGGCCGCCTGTTCGAGCGCGGCCGGAACGATCAGGAACCGCGGCGTCAGGTTCAGAATCGTCCCCTTCGGGGCGGTCTGCTTGCGCATAGCCGCGCGCGCGGCGCCGAGTTTGTCGAGGGCGAGAGCGGCCGTGCCGTTCAGGTTGCTGTGGTTCGCGTGGAACAGGGCCGTGCCGTCGGCCATCACGGCGTTGCTGGTGATGACGGCCCAGACGGTGTCGGATTCCAGGTTCGCCGCGGCCACACCGAGGCCGGCCGGAATGCGGGTCAGCGCCTGAAGATCATCGTTTACGACCACCTTGCGGGTGATCGGAACGATGCCGCCCCAGGTCGTCAGCGAGTACGTCTCCTTCGAGTCGGAGACGTAGACGCGTTGGAACTCGCCTTTTTCGTTGGTCTTCTGGAGCGCCGCGATATCGCTCAGCATGACGCGGTTCACCGGCTTGAAGTCGCTGGCCGTTACCATGCGGCAGAAGGCAGTGAAGGTTCGCGGGGCCGCCTCGTATGCCTGGCGCAAGGTCTTGTTGGCGACGTTTGCCAGGATATTCGGCAGATCGCTCGTGGTCATGGCACCGGCGAAGTACTCGGCGGCGCCGTTGCGTCCGTAGAGGGCGACGCGGGCGATTTCATCGCGGCTCATACCGCGCGTCTTCACGCCGGCGTCGACCAGGCATTCGCGCGAGAGATCGACCAAGGTAAAGCCGGCGAAATCGCGGCCCTTATCCTGGATCTCCTTCGGGGCCGCCGGGTTCGCCCGGACGAACAATGAGGCCTCCATCTGCTCGCGCTTGCTATCGCGCGCATCGCGCGTCACCAACCCGGCCTGGTGGTTGCCGTTGATCGGGTTTTCCTCGGCGCGCCTGGCCAGCGTTTCCAGGATGGACCCGCGCGCCTTGTCGACCGTCACTCCCGGATTTCCCGTCAGCGTGGCCACGAAGTCCGCGGTGATGGACTTCTCTTTCAGAAACGGGGCGGCCAGCGCTTCGATGCCGTTGCGCCGCGTCGCCTCCAGTTGCGCTCCCTCGGCGCGAAGCGCCTCGGCGTTCAGTTGCTCGGTACGGGCATCCCCGCCCGTGTTGATTTCGGGATCCATAACTGGAACCTCCTTGCTGAGTTGGGCAGTTGCCCGCGTTGGTTCGGCCGGTCGGCCGGCCGAAGCGGCGGATTCCGCGGCCGCTGGTGCGGCTGGGACCTCCGCCGAAAGGCTTGTAGTGCCGAAGTCCGCCGGGATCGGCTCGGTGCTGATCTCGAAGGGCCTCCATTTCGTCGCCGTCTTCATCGTGAGCTTGCCAGCGGCGTCACGCTGCTCCATGGTCTCCAGGAGTTCGACGCCCATGGAGAATTTCGTCGCGATGCCATCGCGAATATCCATCCAGAGGCCGTCGCAGTCGGGCCGGCGGGAAAACCGCAGCGTGGCGAGATAGCGGCCATCCTGCGCCATCCAGGCGCGCACGACTTTGCCCTTCTGGCTGCCGCATGCGCCGTCGTATGACTGGTGATGATCCAACACCGGCGCGTCGGCGTTGAGCAGCGAGAGATCCGCGCCCTCGGGAGGCAAACGAAGCGTATAGATATCGCCCGTCCACCAATCCATCCGCGGCACGTCAATGCCAGTGAACCAGCAGACGTCGACCGTGCGGTTCTCGTCGTCGGCGCTTTCCGGTCCGTCCGGATTCGGCGGCGGCATCGGCATCGCGTCGGCAGCGAGGAACTCTCTGCCGGACTCCCGTAGCGTCTTTACTTGCTCTCTTGTCCACATCAGTTACCTCCGTTTCGCTGCGCCTGTTTCGCCTCTACCTGCTTGGCACCAGACGCCGTTACCTTCGAGCGGTCCCAGGCGAAGACAAGGCCGTCGCGATCGCATTTCTGCTTAAATCCGAGGATCTTCTCGTACTGTTTGGTGGGATCGTACCCGCGTCGCGCCACAGCTTCATCCCACGTCAACGTTCCGTTCGCCAGGTCCGCTTCGTCCGATGCCGCGTCGGCCTCGGGGTTCACGCTCATGAACTGCGGCGGGGTCCAACTGACGCCATAGTTCGGCACCGGAATTTTACCTGCCAGGAATGCCGCATCGATGAACCACCGCCATACCGGGCGGCAGAGCATGGGGATGACGCAGAGCCATCGAAAGGCCTCTATGGCGGCGCGGAAATCGCGGTCGCCGGCGCGGAACGAAGACCAGTTGACGGAGGCGAGGTCGCCAGAGATCTGCGCGTAGAACAGGTCTTGCCCGGTCGCGGCGATGTGCTGCATGAACTTCATGAATTCGGCGAAGTTCGAGTGGCCCTGAGGGGCGAACGGCTTCATGTCCTCGCCGGGGCGCCCGTACAGGATCATGCCCGGGCGCATCTTTTCGATACGCTCTCCCGTGGCCGTCTCGGTTGTGGCCTTGCCCACGCCGCGGCCGTCCATGTCCTCCGGTTGCGTCACAAACAGCGTCGGGCACGCCGCGATCTTGGCCCGGACGATCTCGGCTTCCGCATACTCATCCATGTCGCGCAGCAGCCTCATGACGGGGGCGAGCCAGGGCACGCCACGCTCCTGGCCGGGACGCGTCTTCCGGTAACCGTGCGCGATTTCCGAGGCTGGAACAAACTTGCTCTGCCATGCGGTGTTCAGCATCGTGGCGACGGCAGATGCGCCGGGGTGATTCGGGTAGAGCCAGTATCCCGAGCGCCTGCCGATCGCATCGCGCTCCACGCCCTGGATCGTGACGCCACCGGAGTTGTTCGCCATGGCGTATAGGTCGAGGTGGTCCGACTCCAATGTCTGGAGCTGCAAGGGAACGTACAGGCCATCGCTCAGCCTCCGCAGACGCCTCCGCACCAGCGTCTCGCCGGATTCGAATATCGCCTCTACCCACATGCGCTGGAGCCCGAAGAAATCGAGTTGGCCGTCGGCATCGCACTCATCGCCCCAGGCTGTGAACGCGCCGTTGATCGTCTTGTCTAGCGCCGGATCTCCGGTATCAGCCTGGGGTACAATCCCGGTCCCCACGGTGCTGCACGTGACGACACTTTTGCCGCGCGCGGCATGGGCGTTGTTCCGGATCAGGTCGCGGCTGCGATCCCGGAGCCTGGGTAAATCCCCGCCAATGGCGGCGTTCGCGTCGGCGCCGGACGTGATCCATCCGTCCGTGCGACGCCCGACTTTCGCGCCCTCGTAGGACGCCAGCACCTCGATTGCCGCTCG